TCACCATGCACAGGTACCTCATGAATTTCCCTGAAGATTTGGTGGTCGACCACCTCACATGGAACCGTCTCGACAATAGGAAGGCCCACCTCAAACCGTGCTCACAAGCCGAGAACGCCCGAAACGGCTCAGCCGGCTGGAACTTCGGTAAGAAGACCACTCCTATTTTGAAATTAAATTCTGTTATGACCGGATAAAATCTATTTTTGAAATTGTTGGAAGGGGGTGACTACCTATTTTGGTTTCATTTGGGTGATCACTTTGCGGTGTCAAGTACCCAGCGAGCACGAGCCATGTCTTTCTCCCTGATCTCCCGGCAATACTCGTCACGGGCCTCGCGCAACTTCACATCGAGCTCCGCCTCGGACAGGTGGGCGTTCACCACCCGAACCTTGTCGAGCACGGCCTTGACAGCCTTGCCGAAAGGGGACTCGGGGTGGCAGCGTCCCGACATCTTTACACTGTGTGGGGTCTTTACAGACCTGGGTCGATCTTGGCGAAGACACCACACTTTTTTTTCAAGGGAATTAGGGTATATGAATAATAGACGCCAGGCGCGAACTAGCCATTCGTGTCAATAAAACTCCCAAGCCCCCGGTGTACAACACTCGTGATAGTACGTCTCCCACAACTCTGCTCTGTACTCGTCGAGCGCCCGATCCTTGCGCGCGTCGTCGAAAAGGCGCCAGGCGTTCTGAATCACGTTAGCCGCCTGGTCTGGGGTCATCTCGCTTTATCTGATTTCACACCCAACCACCCGGACCTGGTGTGAGAATGACACGAATTTTTACAAGGCCCTACCCCACCGTCATGGGCCCACATGGGATGAAGTTGAAGTGTTTCTGAACCGCGTGGTCCATACACAACCCACGCCCTGTTAGGGCCGGAGCCTGACACGTGGCACGTTCACACGTCGTCGTCTTGACAGCCACGGGTGAGTGCCGACACATGGGACACGATGTTTTTTTCATAGCGCTCCACTTATTCAGACACTCTTTATGGAATTTGTGGTTGCATGTGGTTGTAGCCGTGGGCCACCACTCGAGGGCCTGGCAGCACACGGGGCAGTCGTCCTCCATTCCGGTCAAGGGCTTTTGGGTGACCGACCGGCGACGCCCGAGAGCCTGCCTCGAACAGGACACTTTTTAGATGGTATCAGCCACCTTCTTGTCCTCGCGGATTTCCACGAACACCGGCAGGAACAAACTCTTCTGACCCGTCTTCTTATCATCAATAAGCGCGTTGTACTTGACGGCCACTATCTGCCCGATGAAAACCGAAGGGTCGCATGACCGTTCCTCGTCATTCAGACCGGTACCGACCGCCGACTTGACCTTGCCGTCGGCCGACTCGACCAGTAGCGACCCAATTTTGCCCTCATATTTGCCCGTCCCTGGAAGGAACCCAGTGACGCGCAGATCGGCCTCGAGCTCAGCCTTCATCTTGACCTGGTGCTTGACCCGCTTGTCCTCCCATGGACCCTTGGGGTCCTTGAGGATCACACCCTCTTCACCCTTGGCCAGCTGCTCCTTGTAGATTGTCTGCGCCTCCTCGATGTTCTTGACGTCCAGCCACGTCTGGACAAGTATGATGGTATTGGGACGAGCAGACTTCAGGGTCCCACTGAGGACCCGAAAGCGCTCTATGTACCCTGTGGAACACACACCCTTGGCAAAGTCCGCCACCGGGATCACGTCCCAAACCTTGGCGTGGATATCGCGCCCTGTCGCCAAAGTGCCCGTGCCCTTCTGGAACTTGGTCAGGATCCCGTTGCCCGTCTTGCGGTCGCAGTTGGCCACGAGCAGCTCGCCGTCATAGACGCCATCGGGAAGCTTCTGGAAGTCGGCCTCGATGGGCAGGCCCTCAAACGCAAGATCCTTGCCCGCGCGCGACCGGAAAACCGCGTCACCGTTGGTCACGTGGGCGTTGAACCGCATACCGTCCATCTTGGTCTGGACGATGCACGGGAACTTAACCTTGGTCTTCTCTGTCAGTTGGCTCACAAGCATACAAGGGTAGCTGAGCTTCAGGTCGGGCCAGATCTTCTCGACCGTCGACTCGCTCACACCGCACTTGAGGCTCCGGCCCAGGACACGCCGGATGACCTCACGGTCGTCCGGTTCGAGGCACGTCAAGAGGCGGCGGACGTGGGTCGTGGCGTCATTGCCGCGCATTTTACGTGTCGCAAGCCACATCTTTATGGACTCGAGGGCCGCGCTCAGGGTCCACGTGTCAGAACCCTCGCGCGCCACACCCGCCTCGGGCAGTTTTTTGATATAGAAATTGGTAAGGGGGTCGAGGGTCAAGCGACAGACTTCCTTGAAGGTCTGGTCGGTCGCGTGAGCCTTGAGAATCGCCTCCTTCTCAAGGCGGCCGGAAGCGGCTTCGAGCTGGTGGAGGATCTGGAGAGCCATGTGTTTTTTTGGTGATTTGGTCTAGATGGGCCCGAGCCCTGACGCAAGCAGGACAGGTTTTTGTAACTCAGTCAACATCCAGATCCATAAGTAGGTTTTTTTCATATATAGTAACCTCTTGGAGAATGCTCGCAAGTATCTGGGCATTCTCCAGCAGGTCAAAGTGTTGATCTCGATTGGTCACGGTCTTGATTTTTTTCATCAATCCGATCATCATAGAGAGGACCTCGGTGCGGTTAGTCATCTTTGTTTTGGTGTTTGGCAGACGAGACGTGAGGCTTGAGCGGCACAGAACACTAATTTTTACACATTCATGAAGGAGCGCATGAAGGCGGACTTTCTGGAGTACTCCACACAGTACTCCTTGACAGCATCGTGAGTCACATCTCTCGCAGTCACGCCGTGCTTACGCAGGATCTTGACGCACGCGACCATCTCCTTCACCTTCTTGCGCTCATCATATCCGATGCCAGACAGAACAAGTTCGAGGATGCTATAGCCGTTATGAGTGTCGTGAACATTGGCCCCCATCTTGATCATAGTCTCCATCAACTCGTGACACCGAAATTCGGCAAGGACCATGAGTCCTGCGTTGATAATCCACGCCCCCTGAGTGACAAACATACTCGCAAAGTCGACGTTCGACGTTAAATGATAGGCACGCCAAAGAGCTTGAGCAGCCATATATGGTGCATCGGGGTTGGGGTGATCACGTTCGGTGTTGTAGTAGTTGGTCGTCTGTCGAATACGCTCAAGATCGACCTTCTCTTCCGGTGTGATGGCGACCGAACTGATCCCCTTGCGCGTAGTCCATATGACCTGGCCCATTTCACGGTGTTCGGGGGAGTACTTGACGATCTTGTACACGTCAGACCCCATGATGCCTATGCTCAGACGAACCAGACAGTTCGACTTGCAGATGGCACCGGGATGATCAAACTTGAATAGAGAGTAGTTAACAGTCATGGTTTAGCAGGTGGGGCTTTTGTTTGTGAATGACCAATGTCGCCCGGGACACCTCACGGGCACAGAACCTGTTTTTCACATCTGCCGTGCGCGCGCCGCCCTCGCGCTATTAAAATTCGCCACCTTGCGCTTATACGTCTTGACGTTGTTGGAGTTAAGGTAGCTCCTAAGGAAGGGGGTATTATTATTGTTATTAGTCCGAACCCAATTGTTTACGTTTATTTTGTTGGTGACGTTCGTCAAGTTACTATTTAACCAATCCTTACCGTTCACGAGGTACATGCGCTCGGTTTCAGCATTGCGCACACGCTTCGTGCCCGCCCGTGTCGCTGCGCGCCGGGTAAGGATGGATTTGAGCTGATTCTCATTGATGGTGATACCCGAACTGATGCCGTAGTTTCTCAATCGCTGAGCGAATTCACTATTGGATTTTGAAGTTCTCCATAAATAGGCCATCATATCCTTGGCGATTGGTCTTGGAAATTTAGCGATCAATTTCTTTCTATAATTCCTGTAATTCTGACCGTTCGCATTAATCCTGTACTCTAGACCCTGATCGTTTTTCGCGCCCCGCAAAAGTCTCATACCATGATTAAAAGAATCCGCCTGATTTACAAACTTATTGAACGTCGCCGCCGTCATGAGGGGGCGTTTCGCGTTCAGACGGATGGCCTCGGCACGAACTCTGGGTGAGAATATTTTATGGGCGTTGCCTACTTTACCCGTTTTCAAGAAATTCACGGAACCCCACTGCTTCAAGTTCTCCAACTTATTCTCGTTGTTATACGTGAGCGGTCTGTACGACTTGGGCAGCTGACAGCTCGGTCCAATTTTGTTTGTAAATTCCTTGCGTGTGTACATGATGACATCAAAGCCCATTTCCCGTGCCACCCCCGTCCTGTACGGCTGGCTGACCGTCATGAAGTAGCGCTCGAGCTCATCCTTTAGCCACCATCTGCATTCTATCTGTGTAGTTGGAAAATTAGAATTGCATATGTAACCCTTTCCGTTCCGGATAACACAGGCCCACACGTGCGGCATCAACTCCGACTCGCGAGAAGGAGAGACGTACACTATAGCGCCCGTGAGATCGTACCCTCTTTTTTCTAGCACCAAGTCCCTCATTTTAAAAGTGTGACCACCACCGCTATACATGAGGATAGGGGCCGTCCAGCTATTGTTCTTGAACTTGTACCGCCATCTTTCATCATTCAACATCCTAAAATCACGCCCGACCCTGAACCCCAAGTGTCCGAGGAGGGCCGGGAGTTCCCACGACGGGAAGCCACCACCCGTGCCCTTGGATTCTTTTGTAGAGCTGGCGCGCCACTTGACGTTCTTCGTCAGGTATGCGTTCAAGCCCGACTTGGGAATGAGCCGCCCTGGACCTCCCACGGCACAGATGTACTGGTTCAGAAATTTCCAGAAATAAATAGCGCTCGTCTTCTTGACGGCACCCTTGTACGGGCACGGCGCGTTGATATTTGAATTGAAATAGGCCCGTTGTCTGTTAGACAACGTGGGCAAGGTCTCCTGAAGCTTCTGCCATAGGATCTTTAGGCCGTTATCAGACGTGAGAAATATGTTCAAAGATGAAAAGAACCAACACGTGGTCCCCGTCTGGCCCACGCCCACGTTCATTACTCTATACAGATAAAGTTATTAGAGAACATCAGCCTCCTTCTTATCGTCACGGATCTCCACAAAGACCGGCAGGAACAGCGACTTTTGACCCGTCTTCTTGTCCTCGATGAGCGCATTGTACTTGACGGACACGATCTGGCCGATGAAAATCGAAGGGTCGCACGAACGCTCCTCGTCATCGAGGCCCGTGCCCACCGCCGACTTCACGACGCCATCCACCGACTCGACCATCAGCGAGCCAATTTTGCCCTTATACTTGCCCGTCCCCGGCACGACCCCCGTGACGCGCAGGTCCGCCTCGAGCTCCGCCTTCATCTTGACCTGGTGCTTGACCCGCTTGTCTTCCCACGGACCCCGGGGATCCTTGAGGACCAGACCCTCCTCACCCTCGGCCAACTTCTGCTGGTAGAGCTCCTGCGCCTCCTCCATAGAGCGCACGGTGGACGTGTGCGCAGGGTTGACGTGCCCGTGGCTCTCGGTGCCGAGCAGCTTCAAGCGCTCTTCGTAGGCCATGAGGCACTGTCCCGTGCGGAAAAAGTCGAGAGGGACGAGGTCCCATACGACCGCCCGGATCTGCGTCGCAAGCTCTGGGGTGCCAGTGCCCTTCTGGAACTTGGTCAGGAGGCCGTTGCCCGTCTTGCGGTCCATGAGGCGGCCATCCACCCCCGTCATGAGCAGCTCGCCATCAAGCACGCAGTCTAGCAGCCCCGCCCAGTACCGCACGTCATCGTCGAGGGCCCCAAAGAGGTGGAGCTCCTTGCCCGCACGTGTGCGATACGACACCTGACCCTTTTCACAGATGGCGTTGAAGCGCATACCGTCCATCTTGGTCTGGGCCAAGCACGGGAACTTGATTTTTGTTTTTTCGTTCAAAGGGCTGACCAGCATGCACGGGTACGAGAGCTTGAGGTCGGGCCAGATCTTCTCGACCGTCGCGTCGCTCACGCCGCACTTGAGGTTGCGGCCGATGACGCGCCGAAGCACCTCCTGGTCGTCCTTGGAGAGCACGCCGAGGAGCCACGCCACGTGGTCACGGGCGTCGTGGCCGCGCAGCATACGCGAGCACAGCTTGGTCTCGAGCTCACGGAAAGCACACTCGAGCGACTTGCGCTGCCCCCCGGACGCGTCGGGCTCGGGCACCTTTTTAATATAGAAATTTACGAGCGGGTCAAGAGCCAGGCGGAAAGCAGACTTGAGAACGGGGTCGTCGGCGTGTTCGCCGAGGATGTCCTCCTTCTCAAGACGGCTGGTAGTGGCCTCGAGGCGCTTGAGTATCTGGAGAGCCATGTTTGTGTTTGGTGGGGTTAGGGTCATGGTCACTGATCCCTGTGTGCACACGACACGTTTTTCAGACGAGCCCCCTCTGACTAAGGTATTCCCGTATGGTCCTAGGATTTTCCCGAAAAACTTGTTCATAGACCTCCTTGAAGTTCGTCCCGGTTGCGAGCAGTGCCAAGTTGTAAACTCCAAATATCAAAAAATTTTTAAAAAAATTAAATTTAGTTTTC